TTAGGGAAGTATACCCCATAGCTGCGTTACGCTCGCCTGTAGTGTTAGATCCTAAGGCTTGAAAACCATCAGCGGTATTATAATTGCCTGTTGTGTTTGTGCCTAGAGCAGACTTACCTGTAGCAGTATTAGATGCACCTGTGGTGTTAGCAAATAAAGCATTACCACCAACTGCCACGTTATTACTAGCGGTAGTGTTGGAGTATAGTGCTTGTCTACCTATAGCTACGTTGTTACCGCCTGTAGTGTTTGTGTAGAGGGTAGCGTTACCAAATGCTTCGTTTCTTATTCCTGTGGTGTTACTCTGCAATGCCGATCTGCCTGTAGCAGTGTTATTAGCACCAGTGGTATTAGAGTATAAAGCCTTATATCCCGAAGCAGTGTTACTAGCGCCTGTAGTGTTAATATTTAAAGACTCAAAACCAACAGAGGTGTTGTTAGAACCTGTGGTGGTAGCGTATGAAGCACCATAACCAAAAGCTGTGTTTCCATCAGCCGTAGTAATAGCAGCACCAGCATAGTCGCCAACTACAGTGTTATAGTTACCACCAGATACAATAGAGTTACCTGCGTTAACACCAAATCGGACGTTAGAGGTTCCTAGTGTTGGGGTACTTAGTGAGCCGTCTGAAGATATAGCAAAACGATCTGAGCCATAGACTTTAAACTTAAGACCGCCATTACTTCCGCCAGAACCTGATATAACAGAGTCATTACCGCTAGTTCCTAGCCTAAGTTGAGTGTTGTTACCTGTAGCTGAACTGGTAATAGTTGCAACTGAGTCAGAGTCTGCTGATACAGCAACAATTAAACCATTAGACGTTACAGTGCCAGCTGCTGTAATCTTGCCTGCGAAAGCTGCTGTCGAGTTAGCAACGGTGGCGTTAGGTGTTATTGTAATATGGTCAACTATAGAACCTGAAATTTGGTTACCAATAGTAAGCGTATTTCCAATGTTGTTTGTTACCTTCCACACATCTGCGTTATTGTCAGCTTCATCAGCAATTAACGCAATAGAAGCTGACTCACCTTCCACACCTATTACCGTTAGGGTGTCAGAGTTTATTTCTACGTTTCCTACCCCGTTTGGTGTTAATGATATATTACCATTAGCATTAGTAGAGGCTATATCGTTCCCATCTATAGTAAGGTTATCTACTGTTAAGGCATCAGCCGTTACACTGCCAGTTACGTCTATACCGGTGGCAGTTGTGGTGAATTTCTCTATATTATTGTGAAAAAGCCGAGCGCCTCCGTCTTGGTCAAAAATAGCCATAGTCTCAGAAGCGCCTATAATTCGCACCTGATCAGAACCTTGGAGGTATAAATCCCCAGTGCCTGCATCTTTAATGTAGCTATTAGAGCCATCATGGTAGATTTCAAGGTCATCCCCTGCACCTAGCAATAGTTTGCCGTTGTCAGGCAAGTCTACATTGCCTGATGCATCTAGTAATGCTGCTAATTTTCTTGATTTACCCATTATCCAGACCTTTAAATTATGTTTGTAGTATTCTTGGGAATACTTCTTTAGACTGGCTTAGGGTACTTAACTTTGATTACTTCAATCTCAGCTTTCCATACGTCCAAACCTTCGTGATAAATAGTGTCCATCTGATCACCCATTAAAGGATACTCAGACAAACGACCAACCAACCACGCGTTAGCATCTTGCTCTGCTCTTGCTACCGCATCATCTGCTAGACGGACTGTGTTCTCTGCTTCGGTTAGCTCGACTGTTACGCCATTAACCATTTTAAATATACCTGTGCTCATGTGAATCTCCTTTAAGCTGTTAGGCCATATATTGTGACTGTACCTGCATCGGCAGTTCCACTTGATAAGTAAATCTTAAACGTGTCGATAGCTACTTTCTGTGTGAATGTCGTTCTAACATCAGTGGGGTATGTAGATATGCCTGTGGTATCTGACATCTTATGTACCTGCCCGAAGCAAGTAGTAAACGATGCGGTGTCCCTTGCGCCTGTGATATGGAACATCATATGGAGTGTCTTTTTAGCAGCCCCACTTCCTAAATCTGTACCACTAATTCTAAGTTTAGTTTGGGTGGTATCGATGTAGCTGTAACCAGTGAGGTAAGACGCACCACTGTCGTTTGAGAATAAGCCGTAAACTTCAGGCCAACCTCCAGATGCTGATCTTATGTCTGTGCACACAACTTTATAACTAGCGTAGGTATCAGAGAAACAGTCAGTGAACTCTAGCGAGGTTACTGAGCCATTAAAAGCTTGAGTAGCTATCTTAACTAGGTCACCACCTCCTCCACCAGAAGAAGCAACAGTTACGACAGAACCATAAGCAACTACCTGAAGGATATCCCCAGTGCTTGCACCGAGTCCTAAGGTAATCGTAGTTCCATCTGTAGCTGCGTAGTCTGCTGCCTCTAGTAATACTCCGTTAAGGAATACGTGTACACCACCAGCAGTATAAGCTAGTGTAGTACCACCTGAGTCAGCGCCTGTGAAAGCAGTCTGAGAACTAGTAGCTGTGAAAGAGAAGTTGATTGTACTAGTTGCAAGCAGATCTGAGATCAAACCTGCTGTAATACGGATCTGTACATTTGAACCTGCAGACCAAGCCATTGCGGATGTACCCTCATGCCCCCGAACAACGGTAAAAGTTGTCCCTGACACGGCGGTACATTTAACAATCTCGGTCACGCTATTAAGTGCGTCAGCGAGCGTTAAATACATAACGTCGCCTGCCCCTAACGTTGGGAATGAAGCAGCACTAGCTACAGTCAGCGAAGTGCCTGATGAAGCGACACTGGATGCCAGCGTAGATTTTGCGTCGTTAGCGTATTTAATGCTCATCGTGTTCGCCTATTAAGAAATGGTTACAGTCCAAGTGATCGTTACTGTGTCATCTGCGCCTTTGTTGACAACAGCGAACCTAGTACGAGCTAACATCACATTAGCAGCACTGAACAAACCCGCTTCAGTAATTGCACCAGTGCCATCGCCTGCAGCCCAAGTACACGCATAAGTCACGGTAGCGCCAGACAATGTGCCGCCTGAAACAGTCAATGCGTTGGTATCGATAACCGAACCCAAAGCGGTGTCGCCAGCAGCGGCAGCAACAGAACCAGAACCAACACTCATCTTAGTGATAGGAGTTGATACGCCTGATAAGCAACCAGCTACAAGGCCTTTGCCTGCAGTTACGACTAAGTTATGGGTATCCATAACAAGCTCGTTGTTTTTAGTAATAGTTAATGCACCAGTAAGTGCGATCGTGTCGTTAAACATAGTATTCTCCTACCCGAAGGTCGTCTGATTAAATAAAGGGCGGTTGAATAATTGGCCCGCACCCAAATAGTGGATTACCGTAGAGGCGTCGGTCGCTGTTATAGCGTCGTTTTTTAACTGCGCTACGTAAAGGTCGTATGAATCGATCGCTGGCACAGTGTTTGCCACAGGACGAGTCAACAAGAAAGTGGATAAGTCATTAATGAATGTCACGTTTCCTTTGGTGCTGTCCCAAAGTTTATCGATATTCATTACGTCGTCGATAGCTACTGCATCAGCGAACTGTCGATCAAATGTCACATACCGAGCAAACGTATCGGTGGCACTCGCCGCATCAGATTGGCCTTTGTCCATTAACCAAGAGTTAGTCTCGCTGACGTCATACGTGTCTTGTTCAGAATGGGTCAGCGCCAGTTGTTTTAGGTCTGATACAACGGCTGCATCACTATGCGACGTCGTAATATCAAACGCACGGGTCTCAACAAAGCCAATGATTTCGTCGAAATGCTTCTCTATGAACAGATCAAGTGTGTCGCTATTGGATGTGGTTTCGCCAAATGCTTTCTGGGCATGGATGTAAGCAGCGTCAACGACACTGGACAATTCATACAGAATTCGGTTCTTGGTAGCAGCGTCTGTGAAAATACCTACAGCTTCCATACGCGCATAAATGCGTTCGGCAGCCTCGATTTTAGCGACAGTTTGTTGAAGTTGGGCGTACTGTTGAACAACTTCAATGCCGATAGCCATTAGTAGTCTCCGCGAACCTTAAACTTAAGCTGGTCAAACACAGTTTGAACGCCACCGCCAACATAAGTTACTTCAACTTCTCCGGTGAAAGTGCCTGCGGTGTCCAATGCACCTACAGGCCACTGCATATAGACTTTGCCGTCGGTGTATGGAGCGTGTCTGCTCATGGTGATTGTGGTTTTAACAGCTGTGGTGCCAAGTGCTTTAAACTTTAAGCGGACTGTCGCTCCACCAAGGTCGATGGGGGCCCACGTCGATACGTCCGCTGAATCCAGGACCTTTCCTGGAGCAGCAGCGTTTGAATCACGTAATGTTAAGTTCAGCTCTGGCAGCGTATCGCCTTTCACCAGTTGAATCGTATCGTAGTAGGCCATTGAAACTCCTAAGCGTTAATTGAGTCGACGCCTTGAGCTGCGCGAAGTTGCGAGCTTGTAGCATCTATCTGAGACTTAACACCCAACGAAGAAGTAAACGCATTCATATGCGACTGAGCACGACTTGCATTACCTGCGTATTCAGCATCTTTGCTGTAGGCACGGTATAACATGAAGTCCAACAAGGCGTTGGCATAGATGTCGTCCAAACCAATTACGGTGGTGGATGCAGCAGAGGTCAACGTTTCGTCGGCTTCCACAATGGAAATCTGCGATGGAACCGTTGAATAAATCACTTCGATGCGGGCTGCACTGGTAGGTCGTGGATACAAGTAAAACGTCTTGGGGTCCCGCTCGTCATACACCCAATGCTCGATGCTCACTGTAGCTGTGGCGTTATGCCACCCAGGGATTTGGTCGTCCATAATGGAACGCTGGATCATGCGACACGCAGTGTAGTTTGAAGTGGCCGCAGTGTTGCGTACAACTTCAATTAAACGTAGACCGGCAGCAGGTATAGTCTGCTTTGATGAGTTTGCAATTGGTGTGAACTCTTCGTTATTTGTCTTAGCATCAGGTCGATACAGAACAATTTCTTTTTGAGCGTCGTTCAACCAGTCCTGAAGCTCGGAGTTTGGCCACCGTGTACCTGCTGAGCTAGTATCCTGAAGTACGATCTTCGCCCGGTTAATAATGTCTTTGGCTAACGTGATGGCCATGAGTAGACTCCTAGATTAAATTCTAAATTAAGTTTCTTTATTCGCCACGTAGGGCCCATGCTGAGATTATGGCTGGGCCGTGGAATATGGGGATGGGAAATACCGTCGGCGCGGTTCGAGACGAACGCGACTATAGGGTCCCTTTTGGGTGCTTTTACAGCTATAAAAACAGCTGTATGTTTAGCGTTAGGTTTGTTCAAGCCATTTGACCTTAATTTAAGGGTTGTTCTCAGCATTGACATGCCCTGCCAGTATATCATTATTCTATAAGCAGTGCTTATAATTGGGAGTAAATGGGGGTTAGCCTCTTTACTAAGTTCCCCATGTCTTCGTCAAGGAATGTTTCGATTGTGCCAGCTGTTGGACCTAGCGCAGCAACTATCCCACTTCGCCCATAATTACCTGCATCATTAATCGACTTTACGATTGAGAGCGGGCCTAAAATACCGGCGCGATCGACCAGATCAAACAAGTAACTAATTGTTTCCTCTTCTGGTTTCTCTCGCTCGTCATCTTTAAACGCACCCTTTATTAGCTCTCGGGTTTGTAATGCTAAGGCTGCAAGCGGTAGAAGTGCCCCGAATAGAACTATGGCAGGAATGGCAGCTTTTGCTCTGTCGCCTTCTGCCCAACGAGATTGCATCTCACGGGCAACGCCGCCAACAATAACCTGTCCAAATGAGTAGAAGAAACTCTTTAGCTGCCAAATCAACATGTAATGCGGGTCACTTGCCCATACCGGCCTCTGTGCCGCGTTAGGTCGAATAATAGCCTCATCAACAAACTGCAGGATTGCGTTCTGAACTGCCTCCCCTTCTGGTGTTGTTAGGTCCATTGAATCGTTTTCAATATCGAAACCTTTCGCGACAATCTCAGGTGTTAAACCAAGTTCTTTAAGGTATCGTAAACTCCGAACATCGCCCGCTGCGGCTTTCTTTGTATGGGTTGCAATAAAATCACGGGCCATGTTGGCTGCAATAATGCGCGTCATACGTGTCCAATGCTCAAGGCCTATTGCCTTAAAGTATTTGTCTGACCATTTTCGGGCTCCAGGATCTATGTACTCAGAGTTATACGCTTGGTGTAAAGCGTCCTGCACGGCTTCCCTGGAAGCTGCGCCAATACGTTCTGCAAACTGAGTCATCTCTTCACGACTTTGTTTACTCATGTATTTACGCCAGTTTCTTAACGCACTCTTAAAACCGTCCATGTCTTTCGCACGCACTATAGGATTACCTAAGTCAGTGAACGACGCTACTGTGGCAAAAAGCAACGTTGTGGCAAACTGTAATGCTGCAATGTACGACTGGAACTTGTTCCACTTCGGGTCAATGTCCGCACCCAACCGGCCCATGTAGCCAAGTACAATTTGACGAGCATGAGCACGCTGTTTAGGAGGCATCTTGTTTATGAGTTCTTCTGCCTGTTTTTTTATGACGTTATACTCTGCGTGCTTAGTCGCCTGCTTAAGGTACAACTGAACCGCAAGCATTGGGTCTTGGTAGAACCCCAATTTTTGCATTGCCTGCATGTCTATATTTTTTAGCTTACGTTGCAGCTTTGAATCAAAAGAAGGGCCGACCAATTCAGGGTTAGGCATCTCTTCGGTAAAAGCGCCATCGTTGTCCAGCATGGCACGCATGACTGTTTGCGCTTCTTTTGGGTTTAGGCCCGCTTTCGCCAACTCCGCCAGGAACGCATCTGGGTTTCCCTGAAGCGCTGCAATGTTATACACAATAGGGAAATAGTTCTGGACCTTACCAATTCCCGGTATGCGCTTAACTAAATAATCGCTGTGGAATCGGTCAAAAAAATCGGCTAGTTTTTGACGCATTTTAGGGTCAATAGACTCATTAATGGGGACACCAGACTGCATCTCTTCAAGTACCTTCCTCGAAATATATTGGTCTTTACCAATGATCTCAGAAAACTGGGCATTCCATTTATCCAATGCACGATGGGACTTGTTGAGCATGTCGCCCATCGCATCTTTCGCTGACTGAGTGCGGTGATAAAACAGGTTCGCAAATGCAGGGCCGTATTGACCCAAACGGCTGCGAGCATATTGGTCAGCAGAAAAAAGCACCTTGGCTAAACCGTCGAACAAACTCGAATTCCAAATGTCCTTCATTGCTTCCATAAGCTTTGTCAGTAGTGGCTTGCCCTCAATACTCCCGACTTTGTTTAAAAAGTCGTCTTTCATTCTGTTATAATTATTCTTTGCTGAGTCCGTTTTGTTAGCATACCGCCAATTCGGCTCGGACCGAGATTGTGCACCATTAACACTGTTAAGAACGCTTTCCATATACTGCTCAAAGGTTTCATCCAACGTGAACCTATCCTTCATGGTACGAAGTGACTCCCTTGCTTCAGGGGAAAGACTGCGTATGTTCTGCCTAACAAATTGGCGACCCTTGCGCCACAGTGTTTGCATCTTCGCAGCCACACGTTTGAAGTGGGACTCTGCAAATTTAGTGGGGGTCTTTGTTTGTTTAGCAGCCCACGCTGATACCTGATCTGAGTACCACTCTTGGAAGCCTTGATCGTCATTAGTGTACTGTTTATTGCTCTTGGTCTTTAGCTGTTCTTGGTATGCTTTTTGTAAACGAGCTAAGTTAGCCTCAGACATGTTATCAATGCTTTCTCGATAAAGTATGTGACCAAGCTCATGCCCAAGAATAGCGGCAGTGTTGGCAATACGATAATCGTTGCCTAGATCTTTTTTGATAAATATATAAGCCACATCATCTAGCTGGTAGACCATTGCTCGTTGCTTCCCTTCGGTCGCTTTATTTATCACCGCGCCGTCTATTACTCCAGGGTTTTGTTCAAAGAATGCGTCAGCGTCTTCTGCCCACAGAATGTTAACTTTCTTCTTTATACCAACTGCCGCGATGATGGCATTGGCGTAATTCGCGAATACGTCAGGGAATGAACCCCATACGGACACCTTACCAATCACACGTTCTTTAACGGGTGCTGATTTCTGTGCCGGTTTTGGTTTTGGCTTGGGCTTAGGGGTCGCTTTAGGTTTAGGTTTTGGCTTAGGGGTCGCTTTAGGCTTCGTGCCTTTACGTGTTGAGTAGTTAATAGGGTTGCCGTTCTCATCAACAGTACGCGTTTTTTTGGCGTCCTGTTGTGCTTGAGCTTCACCCATTGCAATGGTGTCAGTTTCTACTTCTTCGTTCTGTTCTAAAACGTTCGCCTGATCTTCACGGCTGGCTTCGGCAATGTCTAACTCAGCACTGGCTTGGGCTGCACGGCCTTGTAAATCCGGGTCAAGCGCTTCTAGCTCTGTAATAAGCTTATCTATCTGCTCTTCGGTGCTGATTAAGGCATCTTCTTTTGCGGCCTTACCATCAAATGCGGAGCCTTCTTTTGTGTCCGCTCTTTTTGCCCATGCTTTTTTGAGGTCGCCCCATGTGTATGCTTTGCCGTTCGCCTTGGCGATGACTGTGCTATCAGGCAGCGTGTCCAGGTTAATTTTAAAGCCCTTGTCCGCAAGCTCTTGGTTCATCCGTAAAAAACCCGACATAAGTAACTGCGGGTAAGTCATGCTGGACGCGTTAGCTTTGTCCTTGTTGTTCGCTCTCATACCTGCGTAAGCAAGTTCCACTGGCGACAAATTAATGTCTTTCCCTTGAGGGTCTGTTGCTGGAAGAGTGCGGTCTTTACCGCCTTCCTTTGTTCCAGCACGCGCTTTAGTAACGCCCTCATTAATTATTTGGCTGACGTCAAAGCTGCTTTCAACAACCTCTTCTATGAACTCAGTACCGTCCTTTTGGACAAGGCGATACTGGAGTCCTGGATTCTCTTCCTGTAGCTTTTTAAGACGGGTCCGAATGGCACGACTGCCGGGCACATAACCGTCACCCTTTGTGTTCTTGCCTAACAGGCGCTCTTCAAAGCCCTGCGGCTGTTCGCTTAATTCCCCGTCCGCCGTGCGCTGTTCAGTAGCACCCGCTTCTGGAAGATCTGTCTCGTTGAATATTTCCTGATCAACTTCAGACTGATCGTTTTCTGGTTGGGTTGAACCTTGCTGTAACTCTCTTCGCACAAGTTCCTGGAACCTGTTTTGGCCCATCTCTTCAGAGCGACGATTCAGTTCTTGTATAGCAGCTGCTGCGTGTTCCTGAGTGGTAGGATCGGCTGCAAGCGTTTCACCATCTTGCGCGTCTTTCACCGCATACAACAACTCGTTCAGAGGGGCCTTAGCCATCCCTTCTGGGGACGTGTCCTCGAACTCAAAGCTGTTAACCGTAGGTCCAGTGTCAGAAGCCTCGTCAGCTTCCGGTGTGAATGTGCGCCCTTCTCTAGGTGCTGGTCCAGTGTCAGAAGCCTCGTCAGCTTCCGGTGTGAATGTGCGTCCTTCTCTAGGTGCTGGTCCAGTGTCAGAAGCCTCGTCAGCTTCCGGTGTGAATGTGCGCCCTTCTCTAGGTGCTGGTCCAAAGGCGTTCATCTTCTTACGCGTATCGTCCAGCACACCTTGTGCCGATGTAAAGGTCGCTTTTATAGTACCTGACGTGGTGCCAAGTGCACCACCAGCTACAAGACCAGAGTACGCCGCGTCAGCAATACGCATGATTGCGCGTTCTTTGTCATAGTTCGGATCTTGCTGGAAACGCTGTGCAACAATTAAAGCTTCTTGGGAACCCTCCGCAAGTGTCTCTGCGCCGCCTTGTTTGAGTGCCGAACCTACAACAGTCCCGATCGCAGACGTCGCGCCTGTTGATTTGGCGAGTTTGGATAGGGATTTTATAAATAGTATTTCGGGTGCTACGTCAGCAAGTGCGAAAGGTGCGCCAACTAATGCTGCTAATCGAGCTGCCTCAGCTGGATTTTGTCCTGTTTCCATAGACTCACTAAAAGACGAAGCAACACCTTGATAATAACCCGTGCTTAATGCCCCCACCTTAGCACCTGTCGAGGCGTATTTTTGTATCGCACCTAATTTCAGTGCTTGTTGGGCAACGTCGATGGATTCTGCAGTGCCTTTGCCTTTAGCGTAATCGAGTATGGCATCACGCACCATGCGTTTTGCTTGGCCCTTACCAACTATGCCAGCAGCAAACCCTGGCAATGCACCAATGCCTGCACCCGTTGAGAAACCGATTGCAGCACCTGCTGTGCCAGCTGCAAGACTTTCAATGGCCGATGGTACAGCTTGACCAAGCTTGAATGCCGACATCTCAGCGAAGTTACTAAAACCGGGGTCTTCAATAAAATCTTCAAAGCTGGCATATTGACTGGATAACCGACCAACCTGCCCGTCGATTGTCTCTGCTGTTTTTAAACGCGCAGCACCGGCCTCATCATCACCCGTGAGGTAATCGAACGCTGCGACTGCTGTCTCCTTAGACGAGCTTAGACCCTTGCGCCCAGCTTCAAAACCCGCCTCAGTAGCAGATAGATTCTGGGGGGTCATTACCTCCCCTGCTTCCAAGTCAGCTATCATCAGATCTATGTTAGGGATTATGCTCTCGCTTTTTGTATCGAGGGCTATCTGCTTTTCAAGATCATCTATCTGTTGGTCTATGTCGAATCCGCTCATTAGTTACCCTGCAGCTGTTTCACAAGTTCGCTTTGTTTTTTCAACACTTTTAGTCGGTCAAGTGCCGCCTGCTTATCAACAACGCTTCCGATGCCTTCTTTAATTTTCTTCCCTATGCGGTTAGTCTCGGCTGTGATGTTATTTACTCGCGTTTCAAAAACGCCTTTAAGGTTGTTGATGAAATACTTCTGCTCATCTGCATTAAAATCACCTATCTCCACGTCCCTATCGTTACGCCTTTCTCCAGTAATTGGGTCTATGGCGATTATTGTGTTCCCTTCAAGTGCGTATCCAGTCATACCGACTGCTGCATTCTGCGGGTCCAACCCCCCTTGGACAAACATATCGTACGGATCTGTTAGCCAGCTAATGTCAAATTTGACATTGAGCTTTTGCCCCATCTGGATGCTGAGATGTGCGCTCTCGTCAGGCGATAACTTACCTAAATTATTGGCCGCGAAGGCGTTAGTGTAATAACCTTTCGGGTTTTCGTTTAGGATCTTATCGAGATTCGTGAACCTTGATAACGTGCCTGGATTGTCGTTCTTACCTTTGTTTGAACCCTGCGCTTTTAAAAGATTGGTCTTGTTTATACCGTCCTGCTTGGCCAGTTCTACCTGTTTGTTGATGTTGTTCTTAACCAGGTCTATTGTGTCTTTCGACATTACGCCGTGATCAATGAAACGGGTAAACGTCGCTTGATCGATGGTCCCTGTATTTTTTAGGGTTAGTAACTGGTAGATGTCCTTTTTGGTCAGCTTTTTTCCGGGGGGTATATTGCCTATTTTATTAGCCGCTTTGGTCGCAGCCGCTTCAATAGCTTTCGGGTCGGTGCCTATTTCCTTCTTGATCGCACCGTCTAGGACTTGCTGTTTAGCAGGGTCAGTGACCATGTTAACGCTCGCAGCCTTTGTGGTAACCGCGTTATTAACTGCTTTTTCTGCCATGTCATTTTGGTCGACAGCTTGACCGACCTGCATACGATTCGCTGCCAGCGCTTTTATTTCGGTTAGGGCGGTCTTGTGCGAGGCCAGTGTGGCTTGTTCCTCTTCACTTTTAGCTTTGGCTTTTCCCGAAAAGCCTTTAGTTGTGCCCTTCTTGTCCAGACTGCTAATAGCCTGCTCATGATGTTTTGCGGCGGCCTGTAATTGAGTATCAGTGATCTCAGCTAACGCTTCTGGGGTGTACCCAGATAATCCGCCGGCCTGTTCAGGGTTCCTTAATAGGTCGCGGATTTTGCCGTTGTTGGCAATCTTTGTTTTTCTGGCATTGCCTCCAGGTTTTAATAGTGCTAATTGTTGGCCGTCAGAGGTGCCGTACGCCGCAGGAACTTCCACAGCAGATTGGTCTATAGGTATTTCGGCTATGCCAGCTGACGTCTGTGCTTGTGCCTGTTGCTGAAGTTGGGTTTGTTGCTGCTGCTGTGGTTTCACAGCGTTGTTTAATGCCGACCGGTCTAACGGGTTTGATCCTGCCAACAACTCATCAGTTCGGTTGCGGCTATCGGTACCAAGCTCTAGTAATGCGTTACGGCCAAACTTGCCAAGCATACCGGATGCATTCTCCATCTGCGACACTATCTGATTAGTAAAACGCGTGTACGCTGCCTCGTCCATTAGCATTGGGTCGTCATTTGGGTCGCTTGAACCGTTTTCCGTAACGAATTTTCGCTCGTTAGGAGCTGCTGGGTCAGTCAATTCGATGACAGCCTGCGTGTCATTGACAGGAACAATACCTTTGTACTTTTTGCCTGTACCGTTGTTATCCCAAACAAGCCTGTGTAAAGGGCGATTCATAAAAGCCGTTACGCGGTCGTTCAAGTCAGGGTCAGCCACCAGCTGTTTCGGGGTTGGGAAAGCGAGCGTTTCCGGGTCCATTATATTGTTTCTATAGTAATGGCTAGATTCTTGTAACTCTATTTTTCTATTTCCCAACTCTTGGGCCTTGGCACTAGCATCCCAGCCACGTTTTTGGGAACCTAACCTTTCAATATCGAGCGCAAGACTTGCCTCGTACTGTTTGTCCGCTCTTTCTTGCTGCTGGTTGCCCAGTACCGCTTGTAAAATTGGGTTGGTGTATGCCATGTCCTACTCCTACATTCCGAAACCGATGATGGTACCTAACATGTTCATGTTTGATGTGTGTGCAGATGCTTTTGCACGCTGATACTCGGCTTCTCTCGATGCCTCCATACCTGCTGCACTACCTAACCCACCCATCGCTACGCTTAGCTGCTCTTTACCCATGCCCATGAGTGATGCTTTTAGGCCGAAGTTACGGTCACGCTGATCTACCGCAGCGTTGTTAACCGCACCTGTGTAAGAAGATGCATTACCTAACGAACTCATTCGCTGCTGCGCTGCCTGTTGTGCTGGGGTCATGCTTGCGCCGTATCGGCCCAAAGTGCGTTGTTGCATGCCTGCCGAAACCTGCTGACCTAGAGCCTGCGACTCCTTAGCCCCGTCAATGAGCGCCGTGCTATTGGTGTCCGCGAGCAACTCTTCTTCCGTTTTGCCGTAGGTGTCCAAGTAATTTTTTAGCTCGTCACGGGATATGCTGGCGAGAGTGTCTGAAGCGCTAGGACCTTCGGCAACTTGTGGGGCGGGATTACCACCACCTTGATCTGCAGCTTTAGAGCCACGATCTACGAATACGTTGCTGGCAGGCTTCGTAGCCGAAGGAGTTACAGCTGGCGTTGTTGTATAACCGCTACCTGGGGGCCCACCGTTGGTATAGTTCCTACCTGGGGGCCCACCGGTACTCGGCCCTGCGGGTATGTTGCTTCCCGGAGCCTCTGAGAACCCAGTGACGTAATCACCTAACTTGTCTAGTATTCCCATGGCTATGTCCTCGCTTTTTGTAGCTGAGCTAACTGTTCTATCATGCTGTCAAGTTTTGACGTGTTAGCAGGATTGAACTTCTTGTAGAGGCCTGCACCAAGGTCTTGGCCAAACGCCATATTGGTATCTTGCATGGCGCTAGACGCTTGGGCTTTCGCCATAATCTCTGAGTTCTGGGCACGCGCCGCAGTGGATAACCCCTGCATTGCATAGCTGCGGCCACCCTGACCTATGGTGACTGCGCCAAGTTGTGACTGGTCTTTAACACCCTGTGCGGCGGCATTCGCTGCAGCTAGCCCGCCACCCAACGCGTCATTTTGCATAACGCCTTGTTTGGCTTGGCCCATTAAAGTACGACCGCTGCCAAACCCACCACTAGTAGCAGAGGCACCAAGCGAGGCACCCTGACCTGCAGAAAAGGCTTGAGCCGTATCAGCATTTGCTCTGCCGCCAAGAATGCCGGAAACATCGCGCCCAGCCTCCTTAAGAAAACCCGCTTCAAGGGGGCGATACAGTTCTTTATTACGGTTAGAAATCGTGTTTGCATTTTCGACCAGCGCTTTTTCGTGTTCACCTTGCTTCGCTTTTGTTGCTGAGCTACCCATTTTTGTTCACCTGACGTTGGTATGTTACGAAAGCCGGTGTGAAACCTAGCTCCTTAACACGCCTGCCCCAACCCAAACGGGCAGAATTAAATTCAATTCGCTCGACGCCTAATGTACTGGCTAAATCGTAGCCTGCAGCAACAGCCTCTGCGAACACATCCACCCCGGGACGTAGCCATAGGTGGTCAATTACTAAAGTAGATACTTCCTCGTAGCCTGCATCGTATTGGCTGAGTATTACAAAACCTAAGCGGTCTGCGCCTTCCTCAACCCAGTACAGATGGACCCTACCCTGCATTAGCTGGTGGTAGATGTCGGCAGTGACGAAACTGGCCTCTACCTTACGAATGATCTCCTCCATCCCACCCTCGAAATAGGTAAAGTTGGCCCTTATGCTGGCCTTTGTAGCGGGTACTAACTCAACCACTACAAGCCACCGTAACGAACTGTTCTGCGGGTTGGTCCATTGCGTCCGTCAGCCTTACTCTTCGCATCGCGAATATGGGCTGCAAACTCTGCTTCATATTTCGCAGCGCGATTCGGGTTGGTCCAAGGCATGTCATTTGAGTTGAATAGATTGGCCATTGCGCCTGCCATAATCCCATCTACGTTATCCTCAACAAAATCGGTTGAGATGCTGGTCGCAGTTAGGCTTGGTTTTAGTGAGGCGTGTATGGTGACGTTCTCACCCGACTTTATAGGCACAGGCACCAGATACATGAGCTTGTTGCTCGGACGTATGTAGTGCGTTGGTGTACTCTTTTCTGTACGCCATTTAGGGTTCGCGTGATTCGCGCCCTGCTCGGTGTCAGGTGTTATCACTGATTCGCCGCGAATTACGGAGTATATATCAGTGATATTTGTATTCTTGGGTAGGTCGATATCGTATTCATACGTCCCAGACACCGTCATAATAGGGTCTAGGGTTAGTCGATACGCGCTGCTGCGTTTGCAGTAGCTGAGCGTAGCATCCTTGATTGCCTTTTCCGCCACAAAATCAGGGCAACCTGCAATGTGATAAGGAAGCAGGCTAACCATGTCTTTATAGTTCATAGGTTATGCCTCGCTAATTTCAGCCCAAGCTACATCGCGCTGTTCAGATGTGATGTCGTAACCTAGAATCTTTTCTAGACTGCGAACTTTAGGATCACCAGTTTTTGAAAAGGCTTGGATGTCGCCTTGTTCTACCAACTGCTCAATTGCAGAAACAATTTCCATAGTGCGGTCTTCATCTGAGACCTCATCTACTTCAATCTTCGCGGCGGCAGGTTTTTGCGCCGTTCTTTTTTCGCCTACAGGATATGCTCCCATAGCAATGCATTCGTCCACCAGAGGTGGGGGGACTTCTCGCGCTACACCCGCTTCAAACCAAGCCGACTGGCCAGATGTGCTACTTACGTGTATTGCCTTATCAGAAATCAACATGATCAAACTCCAAAAAGCCCTCGACTCTAGGCCGAGGGAAGAGGCCCTAATTTTTTTAAATAGCAGTGTCTAGCGTGATTACACCAAAGTCTTGGGTGTCGCCAGTTACCATGCTGGTGTACTTTGGCTTACGGAAGCCTAAGATCTTACCGATTGAGATACCATGCTGGTTTCCGTAGTCGTAAGTATCTTCAACCCAGTCAGCGTCGCCAATGTCAGCCATTGCCAATGCTTGTGCGCCACAGAACAAAGCACGTTGCCCGTTTATTGCACCACCAGCACCGAACTTACCATCAGCCGCTTCACCAGAAGTGTCATATACATGACGGAACTCGTGAACCATTACGCCGTCTACCATTACGGAAGAAGAACCTGAGAACAAAGAGTTAACTGGTCCACGGTTGCCTGCGTTACGAACGTTGGCTAGGAAGTCAGCATCTAACTTAAGCTGAGCCATGCCTTGAGGAGTAACGAACATGTGGAAACCTTCGTCACCACCTTTGCCACGAACACCACGCATGTAGTGATCTTTAGCGTAAGCCTTTAGGTTTACGATGTTCTTGTATCCCAAGATTCCAGTAGCAGTTAAGGCACCAGTACCAACGGTACCATCAGCTTTTGCAACTAACGTACGCTTGTTGGTTGGAGCAGTAACGTCTGCAGCATACTCAAGGTTAGACAAGTTCTGGCCAGTTGCAGCAACAGTACGAAGACCACCGTTGTTCTTCTTGGTGTATGCCAAACCAGAGAGAGTTAAGAATGCAATCTGGTCCATACGGTCAGCCATCCAGTAAGCCAATGAATCTTTAGAGGCTTCGCGGAAGTTTACGATAGACTTTTGGTCGGCTAAACGGCCAGCCAAACGGTTTGCGTTACGCATCTGGTCGATACGAACAACGATGTCAGAGCTAGATAAAGCTTCTTCGTTGCCTTCTAGAGTGTAGTCACCTACCACACCGTCGCCAGACAAGTCGGCTAGCAAAGTTAAAACAGCGCGTGCGCCCTTTTCACTTTTGGTTAAGTCAGTAATGCGTTGGACCATAGCGTTAGAGCCAGAACCAGCGAATTGGTTGATGAAGGAAGCGTTGCGGGCTGCGTGCCAAAAGTCACGAGACCATACAGTCTTTTGCTCTGAAGTTAGAGCGGCAAAATTAGTTAATGC